AACGCCCTGCAGCGAACGGTTCGCGCAGGTCAAGTTACCCGCCCAAGCCGACAACTTCACAATCGCATCCTGGTTCACATTGGCTCGTTCGCCACCGATGACCACAAAGTTACGGGCCGAGGATGGACGGAAGAACAGGAAGTCAGAATTGATGAAGTACGCGGTCGAAGCTGGGATTTGTCCGCCCTTACCGCCGTCCAGGATCACGTCGACTTCCTTACCTGCACCATAGTACTTAAGCGCCGTAAAGCCGCCGCCTGCAGTACCGGTATCGGTAATGCGCTGGATGGTCTGAAGCGAGGCAAGATAGAACCCGTAAAACACGGTGTCAGCCACAATCATGTCCACGCCATCAGAATTACGCTTTAGGTTAAGCGTAATCTTATTAAAGTAAGGCTGGATATTGGTTGCAGTCACGGTGCTGAGAGCATCGGTCGTCTGATCGTTCGCAGTGTTCCTCCACCAGGTCTGGGCAGAGGCGTCGATGCCGCCGACGGTTCCCGTGGTGGGGGTTTTGGAGATAAGAAGCTGTAGGCCACCAATCTGCTTTCCGCCGAAGGCTGTACCATCGGAGTATAGGCCAGTGGACATGGCGTTAAGGAAGCTGTTCTCAGCGACCTGACCGCGCATTGCAATAAGGTTCATCATGGCCTGTTCGCCACTATTCTGTATCTCTTCGAGACCAGAAATCACGACCGCGATGGCGCACTGCTTGATCGCAAAGCGTGCAGCAGTCATCGTGTCATTGAGGGCGATATTGAGAGGCTCATAGCCCGAGTACCACATAAAGGTGGCATTCGAGGTATAGGCCAGCTCCTGGATGATCTCTCGGCCACCGCTGAAGGGCATCGAGTTGCCGCGCTTACGCAGGCGCATCAGGAGAGCATTATTATTGGTGAGGTTGTCCGCGAGCTTGCGGGAACGATTTTCGAGAGAGGTCGTAACGACATCTCCCCAGTCAACAGAAACTACCAGAGGCGATGCCATAGCGAGGCTCCATTAGCCGCACATGGCCGGACGCCTATTCGCCCTTCGCCTTGTTGTATGCGGCCTTGACAGTGTCAATCCAATTTAGATCGCCGCTATCTGGGACTCGCCCTTCCACTTTTTGACTGCTGGACGGAGCACCTATTGTGGCTTTTGCAGCTTGGCGTGACCGATTCACCGCCGCTGCCTTCTCGGCCTGTCCTTTGTTCGCCGCATCACCGTTTGGCAGGGCTGAAGGATTCAGGCCATTTGCTCTAATGCTCATATCATAGGCACTTTGTAGACTATTAGCAATACCACTCGTCAAGAACGCCTGCATGGTCTTGCGGATCGGGCCTAATGGTTCTCCTTCAATATACGGTTCAAGATAGTGGTGCGACGGATCATCCTCGAATGCCTTAATCTGCATCGAGGCATCTCTATTGGCTAGCTCGGCATTAAGTTCGTCACGAGTAAGGCCTTGCGGGATAGGCGGAGCGGCCGCCTGCATCTGCCCGTTTAACGGCTGCCCGTTTCCATCACCGGCACCATTCACCATCTGCGCGACGTGCTGGAAAAACGCATTTGGGTCATAGCCAATAGCGGCTAAGGTTTGGGCAACGCCACGCACCGGATCGGCCCGAATAGCGACTTCCATCTGGTTGTAAGTCTGCATCGCCTTCTGCAACGTGGTTCCCGACTGCTCAGCTTTGATTGCAAACTGACCGAGTCCATCGTAGCGAGCATGAGCTTTATCGAATGCCGCTTCCCGTTCCCAGATGTCCGCCCTCACCTCGGGATCGATCGATAGCCAACGTTGCTTAGTTCTTATGGGAAGTCGTTTTGGCGGTCGCGCAATGTCTGGCTTGACGGTCTCATCTTGAACAGCTTTTTCCGGCTCTTCTGGTTTATCTTTAGACGATTGGTCAGTTTCAGCTTGTGCCTCTTTAGCTTCAACAGCCCCCTCGGCCGGCTCTTCGGCATGTGGCTCCTCCGCAGACTCAGGCACTTTTTCTTCTATTTGTGGTCCAGGCTCGACTGCTGGAGATTTCTGGCCATCAACCGCTGCCTTGACCACATCAAGATAAGTTTCGTCTTTTTCCTCGGCCATTAATAAAACCCGCTTTTCTTTGGCACATCATTTTCAGTGACACGCGAAGGCTTATAGCCTTGCTTCACCTCTTGATATGCCTGTGCCACATCGTCTTTCCATGCTGACATAGGCTCAGCAGGCAGCTGTTTAGGAGCCTCATTGCCGACACAGATACAACCTGCCTCCCGGTCGGCCTTCTCCATTGCCCGTTTCGAATCATACATACGGCCATTGGCCATATGCTGAAGAGGCTCAAGAAGGCTATCACGGATGACATTGGGACAAGAAAGAGAAGACCTGGCCGGATTGGGGGCCCAAGTCTTCTCAACCATCTTCCCGTCGCGGTATACCCAGGTCACAACAAGGCCTAGACCGTCGGAGGGACCACATTAACAGCCATCGCATCAGTGATCTTCTGAGTATTCGCAGTGACCGAAGTGAAGACGGAGTCAATCTGGGCCTGCATCTCAGGAGTGATGCCAGGAATTGCAGCAATCTTATCCTGCAAGCCCTTAACAAAAACCGTCAGGCTATCAACCGCAGTCGTCTGAGCCGCAATCGCGGCAATATCGTCTTGTAGGGTAGACACTATTAGAACTCCTTGTTTTAACAGAGAAACCTGGTTTGCTATAATCATATCAAGCCTAGCCAGGACTTCGGCTTTGAATCCATAGTACATATCAATTCCTCTTTTTTGTTACCTTGACCCTTCCCGATCCTGGAAAGTGAAGCGCCTGCGCGGATGCGGTGGACAAATCAATTGACTTGTTGGTCCACCGAGCAGGACCCCAGTCATTGTGTCGGCAATAAACAAACCGTCCTCGATACTCCACCAAATACACCTCGTTATGTGGCTTGCTCCGCAAGGCGCAGGTGTGCTCATCACCTGTGTAAATTTCACCAGTAGCTGTAATATTTTGGTGATGTTCAGTTCCATAAGTTGACGCCAGCATCAAAATGCTTAACCTGAGAACAATCCCCATAACGGCACATGAAACCTCCTAATTCGGTCGAGTCATGATCCACAAATGCCATATAAGACGGGCAATTAGCTGTACCGCCCCTAAGGTGATTAGAATCCCCACCATCAGACCAAGCAAAAACGCTACCATTGAAAGACTGACTATCCCAAGATCGGTAATTGCAGTCATTCTCCCAATCTGGGTCTCCTAGCTGACATTTAACACGGCCACTATGACGGCCACGATCAGCATTCCGATGACGATTGCAATCATTGGCGTCATATCACTCGCCTCCAATGCGAGCGTCAACGGACTTCGCCCATAGCCAGCCAATAACAAAAGCAGAAGAAATGCCGCTAATGTCGTGGAAACGACGGTAAGCCACCAGTTGCTACTCCAGATAGTTCCAAAAGCTGAAACAACACCCAAAGCACGACAATAACCATTACCACAACAAGAACCACACGGATTAGCGTCGGGAATGGCTCGGACATCGGAACTAGAGCAATAAGCTGCTGAGCAGCCCACCAAAGAACGCCCATTATTACAAGAGCGGCGATGAGATAAAAAAGCGAAACAATCATTTCTTTTTCCCCGATTGTTGCTGACGCTGCTCAGAAAGGGCAATCGCAACAGCCTGTTTCTGACTTTTAACAATCGGACCCTTCTTGGAACCGCTATGGAGCTGGCCACCCTTCCATTCGTCCATAACGCCCTTAACACTTTTTGGCATCGGCTACCCCCTCACCATCAGGATAACTGCAAAAGCGGTAATAATACCGAGTCCCGAATAGAGCATAAACAACATTTTCATACCCTCCCCATCACGACGTGCAGAACTCGGTAATTCTAACATACCCTAGAGCACCATTTCCACCAGCCTGAGCTATAGATGTATTTGCGCTCTGAGCGCCACCGCCGCCTCCTCCTGGAAAATTTCCAGCAGCCCCAAAGCTTTGCCCCACACTCCTCGCACTACCGCCCCCCATAGCACCAGCGCCACTAAGACCACCAGTATATAGAACGGTTCCAAGTCCTGTATTAACAGTACCATCCCCGTCCCCGCCAGCAAATAAATCATCCCCCGTCGTTCCAATGCCGCCAGAAACACCCGAAATAAATCCGCCAGTCCCAGGGTTTCCATTACCACCAACGCCACCTGTGGCCACGCACAGGGAGCCTAAGCTGCATGAACCGCCCGCCGTTCCATTATTATTTCCAGCAGCTCCACCAGTTCCTAAAGAACCAATAGTCACCGCTTTGCTAGCCCCTATCTGGGCGGCCGTAAGTCTCGCACGAGCATAGCCGCCGCCGCCACCGCCGGTAGCTGAGCCAGAAGAAGTTGCCCCCATTGAAACTGTGCCGCCGCCACCACCGCCACCGCCCCAAACCTCGGCTAAACAATAAACCATACCTGCCGTCGGAGTATAAGTTCCGTTGGTCGTGAACGATTGAACAACCACCGAAGTGATTGCTTTAAAATATGTCCGTACCTGGTTAAGCGTCGCCTGCGCATCAGCACCAGTTTGCTGAATATAGAATATCTCTGTACCGCCGATAGCACCGGCAGCAGGCATGGAAGTCAACGGAACTACGGTCATTGGCCTTCCTCATTTTTCTTCATTTGCTCAGCCTGGCTAAGTTGCGCCTGGTGGGTGCGGGCATGAGTCTGAAGCCCCGCCTGCATGAGCCCACCAGCCGCGTCTAAAGCTGCCTGATGAACGCGAGCCTGCGAATCTAACCCAGCCTGCGTCTTCATCTCAACAATATTACTTTGATGCGAGGCGGAATCCTGAGCAAGTCCAATAACCGCCTTTTGCCTGTCGCCTTCCTGCTTCATCTGCTCGGCAATAATCTTCGCCTGAGCCTCCTGAACAGCCGTCTGCGCTTCAATCTGGGCTTTCTGAAGTTCAGCCTGCGCCTTGATCTGCATACCCTGCAATTTAATTGTCTCAGCCGCCGCCTTCGGGTCGCCCTTACCACCTATCGGACCAGGGCTTTTCTCAAGCATATCAGCAGTCTCTTCCACAACCTCTTCTAGCTCTCGACCAACACGGAATGCCCTTATGCCGAACTTCATAAGTTCAGCAGAAAGCTTAGCCATTTGCGGAGCCTGGGCTATGATTGGACTCCATGCGCCAACAAACTTGGTCATGGCCTCGATAAGATTGGTGCGATCCTGCTTTTCCTGGCTTTCGTCCCCGATAATCGTGCTATCGGCCTCGATATCAATTCTGAATAGGCGTAAAACGTTGTCATTGAGCAGCCCAAACACCTCCTCCTCGGTCGGAGGAATGGTAAGAACAGGAGGAGGCGGAATTTGCGGAGGCGGTGGAATGCTCCCTGGTGGGCCATCCTGCTGGCCTGGCTGGGCTGGACCTACTGGGCCTGGCTGGCCACCCGGCATCATTGGCCCCTGACCAACATGTAATGCCTGCTGCTGATACCGGGACACCATCGGTGCAATCTGCTGACGGTATTGCAGCATCTGCTGCATCGCCATCTGCATCACATCCGCCTTATTTGGGAGCGGTATGTTCGTCATTTTCATAACAATAGAAGGCTGACAATGAACAGAAATGATCTGGCCGACAAGCTTGCATATATCCGCACAGAATCGCGCAAGCTCAGCTTGCCTGTCTCTCAGGCGTACACCGCCGAATTGCGCTTTCATCTGTTGAGCTTGCGCGGTCTCTTGGGGATCAGTGGCCCCGCGCATGATATCGCTCAAACCTACGATTTGATAAACATCCTCGACAATCTGCTGACGAAGCTTAACACACCCCTCGATGATTTTCCCGACCTGTTCAACGGGGAGAAAAATAACCGGAGCCTGCCCTCCACCAGATTCCTTAAAGGCAGCCCATGATTGAACAGCAATCATTTTATTTTCAAAACCAGGCCTGAACGCCCTTTCAATCTCCGGTGAACCTTCGCCCGACGGACCACCTGGGTAAAATCCGACGAGCTTCAAAGCGTCTGTTAAAGCTCCTATTCGCGCAGTCAACTGATCGATCTCGTCCGCCTGATCCTGGTAGAACGTGTAATCTGGGACAGGGATCAGCGAATCGTTCGTAATCGTCCCGTAGGCCGGAATAGGACACGGGAAAAATCCATCTAGCTCGAGATAGGGCTCACCTTCTTCAAGAACCTCTTGGCTACCGCGCGCGATCCAGCAAACACTGTTGGCCTTACGATCCCAGACTTCCCAAACGGCAACCGTGCCCTCGCTGTCTTCGTACTGCTCGCCGGCCCGAGGCGAGTAATCCTCGAGAGACCGTTCATCCTTTTCATTATGAACCTGGACTTCGGCCACCACATCCTGATTGAAGGATTTGCGCTCCCGCATCTCCTTCTTGGTCATAAAGGCTCGAAAAGCGACCCAATTCACTTCTTGGAAAGTACGAGCAGGATCGTGCTTGAAATCCTCGCGATGAACATACGCTAGCTTGACGTTCTCGAACTTCAGCTCCCGCTCATCTTCAGATAGTGTCTCAGCGCCTGTAACCGCCGCCTTACCCGCATCAGATGCGCCTTCGTCTGATCCTCCTGCTCCTCCAACTGAATAATCACCAGTTTCAGCCGCATCTCCTCCCGTTCCTGTGGCGTAAGCTCCCTTTCCGCCTGCTGCCCCCGTCCCCGTAGCTTCTTCGAAGTCTTCTTCAGTGTCATTGGCTCTTGAGTAGGTCGGCTCATAGTAGACACGGGCTACTCCTCGGCCATAGAGCAAAAAATCATCACGCACCTTCTTAAAAACGGCGTGGAAGTCCCCCGTATCGAGCGAGAAGTTGATTGCGCGCTCTAAAATCGTGCTAGCAACCCGCGCAACCGGGTCTTTGTCGTTAAAACGACGCTTTACAACAGCTTTGGGGGTTTTCGAGTAAATCGAAGATTGAAGCTGCTGAATATTCGACCAAAGAAGCTGGTAACGGCGATGCCTGGTAGTGGCCGAACCTTCATAGAGGTATTTTTTCCTGATTCGCTTACAGCGAGTATCCCATTCTTGGGCGCCGCTCGCCTTATCAGCCCGTTCGAGCAGGTCAAACCACTTTTCTACGGAATTGGTGGCCATTAAGGCGATACCATTGTGAGCAGGACTGGGAATAACACCAAAAATGCAATGATGCCGACCCATACTAGCACGAATACTGCCCTATCTATCAATGGGCTCATTTATGTGTCGCCACGTAGTAGGCGGCGGCAGCCGATAGGATCGCCGCAATAACGCCTAGAACCTGAAGCGCACCACTAGAAAGACCTGTCTGCCCCTGCAGCTTCCCGCTCTGCCCGGAAATTGCCAGCTCTAAGGCAGCAACACGACGCTCGAGCAGGTCAAAACGAATATTTCCGCCACGAGAAGTCTCAACCACGGCAGCAAGTGCCGTCGCCACCGATTCCTTGGCAGTAGCATTCGAGAGATTGTCTCTCACATCCCTATCAGCCAGCCGCTTATCAATCGACTTGAATTGCTCTGCAATAACAGCCTGAACCCCGCCCATCTCCGCATGAAGAAGGGAACTTACCTGGGCAATAGCCACTTTGATACCCTCAATCGTCTTGTCAGACGGATCGGGAATCGGAATATTCTGACCACGCCCATCTTGTCGGTGTTGGGGATTTTCAGTCATGCCATCAATTTAGCAATTAAATAAGCAATTCTACAAGCTTAGCAGCTTATTTCCATAATACCCAGGTCAAAACGACGCACCAGATGGCCAAAATGATCAATTCCAATTTTGTCCAGGGCTTCATACCCGTTCTTCCTTTTTCGTCCCTGTCTCGGCATACTGATCATAGGAAAGCTCTGGCAGCGTGATGAATACCCCCTTAGGCCGAACCTCTTGTTCGGGCGGCTTCATAACCCTATAGGCCATCGCTAAATACCTAAACGCATCAGCAGGATGCGAGGCCCAGTCATGTCGAGGCGTTTCCTTAAAGAGCTTTTTGACTTCATCATAATCGGCACGATACTGCCGCAACGCCTCAAGGCCAGATTCGCATTTTTTTGCATCAAACCAACATTTTGGAAATATCAATCTGACTGCATTGATTCCGTCAATGAGATTGTGCCCGGGGATCAGCTCTGGATTTCGACCAAGTGACACCAGAGTTTCTACCCGTGTTTTCCCCGTCCCAAGCTCACGTACCTTGGCATCATGAGGCACAAAATCCGTTCCATATCGATAGCCAAGCATTGCAAGCACTTGAGTATAATGATCAAGTCCTTTTCCATGCGATTCATAATAATTGATAACGCGTATCTCACTTCCCACTACCTGCCAGAACCAAATCGCTGTTGAATCTCCCATTCCAAGGTCCCACGCCGTGTGGATTGGCGTCGAAGGTTCGACAAAGTTTTTAAGCTGGTTGGGCCCAAGCACGCGTCCCTCACGCTCAGCTCTAGACACCTGGTTAGCATAGTAGGCCCCCATGATGGCAGCGTATGGATCGCACTCGAACTCCGAGGCGAACTGCTCTTCCGACATCTGCCGCTTCGCATCTTCAAGTTCGTCATCTGGCAAAATCCTAGTCTCAGAAGCCCTTAAATATGCGGTGTACCAATCTTGATTGTTCTTGGCTAGTTCGTAGGTGCCCCAGAGTTGGTTACGGCCTTTGATTGTACCGATGATAACGGCGAAGCCTCGCCGATCGGCGAGAGCTGGACGTACAATAACCGAGTAGAGCGATGGAGGCATATCGGCATATTCATCAAGCACCACTCCGTTAAACGCTTGGCCTCGGAGGGCGTCAGGGTTATCTGCGCCGAACAGCGTGATCCTTGATCCATTAAGTAGGTCAACACGTAATTCCGATTCGTTAGGTCCGCCTCTAAGCACTGGTCTGGCAAAGGCCTTGAGCATGTCCCAAGCCACAGTTTTAGCTTGGTTGCGAAGTGGCGCAATATAAGCATAGCGTCCTCCCGGAGTTCTGGCGGCATGGTCAAGAAGGTCCATCAAGCATGCCGTGGTCTTGCCAGCCCGCCGATGACAAATCATACAGGCCCAGCGCTGCTTGCGCATGTGGAACTGCACGAACTGCGAACGCGGGGCATATTCAAGTTGGATCGGGGGAGCCACTATTTTTCCCAATTGGTGAAACTGGCGGCGGAAAATACTTTGTTAGCTCCAACAAACCCTTAGAAGTAATACGAACTTGAGTAAATGTGCGCTCCGTTCCATCATCTTGCGGAACAGTCGTTACCTTATGTATCAAGTACCCGGCATTAATCTTAGTTTGATAACTTATAACAGCCGTTCCAAATCTACGATACACCCAATTATTAGTTATCATAAATCTGTGTATCGGCGGTGGCACGCAAACGCTCCCACTTTTCCTCTGGGTCTACCAGCCAATTATCCGTCCAATGCTCGATTGGAAACGGCGCCCTTATATCATTGATTGATTGCAGTGCTTTGTGCGGCACAAAATAGGCGCTTTCGCGATCGCCATAGGATTGTAGCCATTTGGCTTTCTTAGCACCTCGGCCATCTATCCAGCCCCAGACTATAAAATAAGGTCCCGTCCCAGTGAGCAGAGCATACGGCCTATCCTTGGCATGCAGACGAACTATAAGTTCATATCCATGCTTCGATCGAGTCCGAACCTCAAAGGGGCCCACATCAGGGTCCTGATACCTATTAACGCCTTTCCACCACGTCAGTCCAGTTGCCTTAGCGAAGCAGCACTCGCCTCGAGCACCCACCTGATGAAGAAACTGACCACCCGAAGCCCCATACCTGTTCTCACTGTGCCGCCGCTCCGATTCCGTCTGGCGTAGATTGCCTATTTGATCAGCCTCGGCCATTTCCTCACAATTAAGGCTCCAAGGCTGAGCAATAAATGTGACAATTTCCTTTTCTATGATTCCCCTTCACCCCTAATAAATTCGTCTTTGACGATCTCTCCCTCAATCTCGATAGGCTCGGGATTTTCTAGCTCTGGCTCTGGCTCTGGCTCTGGCTCTGGACGTGGCACACCCGTAATAACCGTCAGCATATCAAGCACTTGCCCTGCCTGCCGATCAATTGATCTGACTGGCCGCCCCAGTCCCCTATCAAGGATTTCTCGAGCGCAGGCAACTTGAATAGCGGGATTGTCGGAATGCTTCATATTCCAAAGCAGCGTTTCGAGAGCCTCGGGACAATGCTTTAAAAACTTACGGTTTAAGGCAGCTATTTGTGACTGCCTTTCGGTCCGCTTCCCCGACGGCCGCCCGCCCTTCTGCCCATTTAATTGATTAGCCGTCGTGGCAGCTGGGGTCATCATCTTGTGATGGCCGGCTAGTCTCAGCATCTTTCTCTTCCTGTTGCTGGATCAGATTGCGCGCCCAAAGCCGCTGTGGGTCGAGTCTTCCGATCCACTCATCGCCACAAACCAGTGAATACACGATACCACCGTCCTTTAAGGAGTTAAACGTCGCCACAGATCGATTTTTAAATTTCCTTACTTCTTTCTCCGTCAAAAACTTGGTTCGCTGATAATATTCGCCGCTCCCGCCCATCAGCGTATCCACCTATTGCCCGTATTCATGATCTGGCTCATGACGCTACGTTGACGCTTAAGTTCATATCGAACAGCATCCTGCAACGCATCTAACTCAAACTCTAGCTGTGACAATTGGGGAACGTCCATGTTCCCAATATCAATTTCAATCAGATACTTGCACAGCTTAGCAGGCGCTTGCGGCTCCATGAGCGTTACAGAATTTTTACGGACCGGCTTCCTACGAGCAATTTTCTTGATTAATTTCTCGATCGGCATGCGTTTTTCCTTTCTGTTTTGGCCTGATTTGACCACTGATTACGTACGTTTCCCAATGACGGGGAACTCGGCTTAACCGCTCATAAATTTCATCTACTTCTCGAAATAGCTCAATCGTCCGCCAAACGGTTTTCCGAGATGTAAAAAGCCTTTCAGCTATTTGCCGCTGATTAAGCCCTTGATTTAACAACCGAAACACATGTTCCCAGTCGATTGGCGTAGTCACTATTCCGACTCCTTTATAGGGAAAACATTGGCAGTTGACAAGTCTGGATCAATAGTTTTCCCAGATCGTAAATCTCTGAGCAAACTCCTAAACCCATCAATCACCCTTTTTCGTTGCTCGCGATCGACAATCACATAATTATCATGGATACGGTTTGGCTTGAGTGTTTTAACATGTAGCTGCCTAGCTAAATAAGCCAGTTCAGCCGCCGCTGGAATGCTACTTCCATCACCAACCCGTCCCATCGACGCCATTTCACAAGCTTCCTGAACAAATGAAGTAGGGATTTTCGAAAGGGCCGCGACATAAGCCTCGATCCTAACCCCCTTTCTTGCATGAACAGGAAACGACGCGAATAGCCGACCTATAGCTATATGCAAAGCTTTTTCATTTAACGGTATCACTTCTGTCATGCAGATTTCTCCATTTGACGAAAATGTACGGCCAAATAGGCTGTTTATCCGTACAGTGCGGCCTGGCATGGACCACAAACTCCAGAATTCTGGTTGGTGGCGAGGGCCACTTGATCTTTGGCTTTCCGCCTTGGCTTGGACCCTCGCCACCTGTTCACGGGCCACGGCCCGGCTGGCTTTCAGAAGTTCAATGGACCCGTGTTATTTCTCCACCCACGGCGGCCATGGCTTTCAGATAGATGGTGGAGTGGAGAAGCCTTCACTCAGCCGCCCATCTATCGGCAACCAATTTCCTCCCTTCGCATCGATGCCACTCAACCCACAAATCCTTCAGCAGCGTCTTCACCATGATGCGGCTTGCATCATCGTGGTAGTGGCCTTTGCCATTGCCTTTGAGTGCCTTGCCATCCCTGCCAAGCGTCCACTCTGGCCGTGCTGCTTCGGTGTGAGCACGTTTGTCGTAGACGGCCTTATAGGGCCCGTTGCAATGCACCTGGTGCCTGAACAGGCTCTCTTGGACACAGGCAAAAATCTCGGCTCGTCGGCGGCAGGAATACCCGCACTGGGTCCATTCATCACTGGTAAGGTCCGCACCGTGCCAGTTGGACATGGCCTTGCCCTCGCAAGGTGCGAGGCCTAGCCGCTTCCACAAGTGGCGGATGTTTGGATACCCTGAGATGTTCCCAGCCTCGGCCACAATCACTGCCAGACCCAGTTCTCCAAGCCCCTTGATGTCCTTGGCCCACGCATAAACGGGCAGGGTCTTGGTAAGGCGCTTCATTTCCTTTTCAACCAGTTCCCGCCGCGCCTCTAGCGGGACAAGGGTGCTTCGTAGCAGTTCGATGTTAGTTGCCATACGGACCATTACAGGCTCGTCTTCTGGCTTTTGTTCTTTGTCAGCAAGACCAGCTGCAACAATGTGTGCGGCTCTAGTATTGACCGCCTCACGGGCTGATTCCTCTGCATCCCATTCGAACCCGCACGCACGCCTAACAAGGGCGCGGGTGGCGTTCATTTGTTTATTTATAAGTCCAATACAAAATCGTCTATCGATGGCAGCTTCTGCAATGGCGTCTACTGTATCCGTAAGCATGGCGTTCAATCCTTCTGTGTTTGGTGGCGGGGCCACTGGCATGGTGGCTTTCAGTCTTAAGATGGACCCCGCCACTGTTGTTCTCGGCCAGCGCCGAGTCTGGCGTTCAGAGATAGTCTGGACCGAGAATTCCGTTGAATTGTGATAACGAGGGCCACGCATGGGATGGCTTTCAGTGTGAACATGGACCCTCATCACACAGGAACCGCAACGCTTTCGATAAGCCGTTGCTCTTCCATCTTAAGAAACGCATCAACCGTTATTGACACGCCTTGTTCTGCCAGCCTCGAGAACTTACGAGCCTTCGCCGCATGCTCGGTCGCAATTTCTTGTGGCAGGAACTCGGACACCTTGACAGTATCGTCAGTTACCTGCGCATAAGCCAAAGCTTGGAAGGCCATAGCCGCATCGAAAGCAGAGTTTGGAATGATGCGTTTCACTGCACCGTGCGTAAGCTGCATGAAGTCCGAACCGTCAGACAATGCAATGGAAAATATCCGTGTCACCGTGGCAGCACGTGTCATTGCAGCAAGGCCACGACGGGCATTACCAGGTTTATGACGGGAATGAGCCGTAACAGAAACAGAGAGGCCATCATTGTTGTGGATTTCAACCGTGGGGTGGACCTCTCCGTCGCTACCGAGGCCACCGACGTCGTGAAGTTCAGCATATTCACGGACCTCGGAACTGGAACTGCTGGCGGGGCCAATGCAATCATGGCGTGCAGGCGCTTCGTGGACCCCACCAGTTGGGGAGGAGCCAAGGCCCGCATGGCTTTCATTCCCAGTTTGGACCCCTCCCTTTTCCTCTTGCGAGGAACCCTTTTTCATCTTTGTGGCCTGCACCTCTAGAAACGCCATCGCCTTCTGGCGAATGACATCAGTGCCAATAAGTGCGCGCATCATTTCTGCGTTGGTACCGATACGGGCCACAAATCCCTCAAGTACCTTGGATGGAAATAGCTTATGTCGTTCCAGCATCAATGTGGCTGTGGCTTCTAGCCACTTCGGACCCATAGATACATCTTTGAATTTATTCATAAATCTTCCTTTGTATTGTTGGTGGCGGAGCCAGGCAGTATTTGGCGTTCACGGACTCGGTGGACCCCACCGTCTTTATTCGGCCACATTCACCTTGGCTTCCATGGTTTCCTTGGACCGAATTCCTTCTTGAATATTCCTTGTCACATGACAAGCCTTTTAGGTGAAAGTCAATCCAATCCCCCTGTCACGATTTCGTGATAAGCTTGGCAGTCTACCTAAATCTACATTATCTTTTTATATAATTTTCTGTAATTATCCACAGGGTTGTGGATAAGTCGTCAAGTCCTAATTTCTCCTGTACAAGAGAACAAAACTAGTCTATCAACAGGCACGTGCCCTTAGGCTAGTATACATAAGCTAGACTATATAGCGGCAGAAAAACCTCCCAACAGAAATTATTCGGTAGCCTGCTCCCAGAAAACAAAATGGGGAATGGAAATGAGAATTGTTTAGATAGCTTGAGCTATAAGGTAAAATTTAAAAAATTAAAATGATTGGAAATTTAAAAAATTGGAGTGAGTGAGTAAATTTAAAAAATTAGAATGAATAAATAATTTAAAAAAATTAGGATGGTTTGTGTGATAGTACCCCGCCCCTTAAAAAAATTGATGTTAATCGAATTTCGTTTTTTAACAGTTAGTGTTTTTCCTACCTGTATAGGTTAAGTACATTGTGACAGATTGCTAATCTGACATGCCTATTTAAGTTATTGATAGTGTTATCATAATAGCATCCTGTTGCAGTCATGTAGCGTGGAATATCTCATATTCATCAGTATGTGTTAATTGCTTAGCTTAATGTACTAGAACATAGCTATTTAAAAACGTGGGTTATTGAGTAAGATATGAAGGAATAGGTGATATATGTGAAAATTCTTCATTTTTATTACCTGCGGCGAGAAACCCCAGCATTTCCAACATTTCTAGAATTATCGTTAAGGTTTACTTTTACGGAAGCTTAAAGTAACATATTAATGAATGAGCTAGACAGTATGGTTTACCATCTTGTTTAGGTTGGTTACAAAACTCATTACCTTTCAAATATTTACATCCTTCTAAGCCAATTAAAGATAGGCATTTTGGTGACAATTGTGTCCATTGGGAGTATTCTTCAACGTTGGGTTTTATCAGCCCTCTCGGTTGGCTTCTTTCTTCTATTTGATGGGATATGTTCTGGGGCAAAGCTTTAGCTTTAAAAGCCTGTTTATCAGCATCCCTATTTGGAAATCTGAGAGTCCATGCCTTGCGATGGTTAGGATTCTTCTCTCTGTAGAGCTTCTGATAGTCCGGATGATTATCTCGCCAAGCCTTTGAATATTGGGGATTAGCTTCTCTCCAGCGGCGATTTATCTCACTAATTCGATCACGATTACGCAATCGCCAAACCGTCATATAGCTCCTCAAATCAAACGGCATAGCTAAGCCTCACAATCAACCCGCTTGCGCCTGCAAACAGAAATCAGCTCCCCATCCTTTGTCATGACAAGCTCATAACCTTGAGGAATGATAATCGATCCGAACTCGTCATCAAACGCCGCTTCCCAGGTGAGCCCATTAATAAGCATTGATGAAAGCCTTAATGGATCAGAAGCTCTAGCTGAAAAATGAAGCAATGGTGTCTCCTTCAACATAGCCATAATCCTTTCCCCCAATGTCACTAGTCCTGCCTCAATTGTTTCTCTCTCCACCTCTGCCATTGACATTGTCCAATAGCTTTCCAGCCTGGAGCTTCGTGAGCTTCCAGCCTTTAAGAAGAGGAGAAGTTCGTAAACGTGGCTCAAATTTTAAGTTTTTGTGTTTGCCTGTGATCTCGCGGAATTGCGAGGACGTTATTTTACCGCCCACGATCATGCTCCCAATCAGCCAGCCTCTGATTCATGAACCTACGGAGCATGATGGACGTGCGAAGCCGAACATCCCCGCCTCGCCGTAGCCGAGCCACAATGTGGCCGTTGCCAACCGCTATCAGCCCCAAATAACATGCACCCATTCCAGTAATTGACAAAAACTTATCAATTTCCACCAATAGCGCAGCACTATGAGAATTGTCCCTATTCAAAATTAAAAACTCCTTGACCAACCAAGCCCTATTAGCATAAAGCTTGTCAGGCGACAAGGAAAGAATGGGTGTCATGACCAAAAATAAACCAGTGCTTCCATATCCACTTAATTGGGGAATCAGAGCATCCTGCCGAATGCGACACCTCGATATCCTCCATGCCATCGCATCACTGGAACGAGCCCGCCTGGTCGTAACTGACCAGCTCACCCCCGACATCGGACGGCTTCTTGAAAATGCCAGAGATGTCGCAGAACTGGCAGCTAAGATTTCAGTCGGTCCACTCGATGACATCACGAAAAAATGAAATCATATTCAAAAATATAGCCTAGCTTGAGAAGATGCTCACAAAATCGTGATCAGAAATCCTGATATAAACCTTGTCATCTGACAAGGAATATGCAATGTTAAAGATGCAGCGGGACACAAGAGCATCCGCCAAATCCGAGAGATACGGGGTGGTTGTGACAATTCGAAACATGGACGGTAACGCCCATGTCTGCAGGAACTGCCAAGCCTGCACTGATGAGAATGGCAACGCGAGCATGACGAGAGGATTCGAGCCTTGACAACGTTACCGCCCGTCGCCGCGCCCATGATTTGCTCCGCATTGCCGCTCCTATACGCCCTCCAAAAGTGGGAGGATATGGGCGGCTTTGCGAAGCTCAGCTAAAAAGTAGATACCGGCGGGAGTTCATTTCCAGCAGCCGCGACCATCAACGGGCTGTGTTGCAAGGACACGAAAAGGTAGAGCTGAACGCGGGTCCCTAACCGGTCATCAATCTTCCCGTAAAGCCCTACAAGGTGGTCACTTTAATAGGAACCAAACATGAGAGTGGGAAGTCGTGGAAAATGTGCGCCACGTGCAGATATAGCACCACGCGCAGAAGCCAAAGCAAAAGGCGAGATACGCTATCATGGTCATCTGTGTAAGATGTGCGGAGAAACCCTTCGGTTTGTCAGTACCAACGCCTGTGTATCTTGTAAGGCGACAGCAGATAGGCTCCGTTATTGCCGAATCAATGGCGAAGATCGTAAATACCTTGAAGGTGGTGGTAACGCCACAATCAGTGAACAAGATAATCGGGACTTCCTATCGGCCCTAGCAAAAGAGAAGGCACGATGATTACATCCCGCCCCTTTATATCCATCATGGTTATCGCAATGCTCCTGGCTTTTTGTTTCTGGCTAGGTGTTCAGTATGGAAAAAACATACCAGGCACAGAAGTGGAATCGTTCGATATTCATCCCGTGCCGCGTCGATGACGCGGGCATTGCTCGACATCGGAGGTATCTGTTTCGGTGTCGCTGCAATCATTGATCTCATACAATGGATAAGGAGCTTGACATGACAAGACAACCAGACGACCCAGGATATAACGAATACCCTGAACCAGACGTTGGCCATTATTCTGGCTGGGTCACCATCTTAATTTGGACCGTACTTTGGATCGGGATGTTAGGTGTAAGCTACATTTTGTTCCACTTCGCCTTGAAATGGATATTTGGATAATGGAACAAAATACGGAAATTAACTTCCCGCCATTACGGCCCGATGGTTCAAGGATGTGTCTTGGCGAATGGAACATCCCAATAAAGTTCAGGACAAAAGCCGAAGCCGAAGAGTTTTTCGCTAAGGAAAAAGAACAGTTTCTCGCCGCTGAGAAAGCAGCAGCAATAACTGCTTGGACGCTGAACATCGACCGTTTCAAAGGCTTTAACAACCCCCATCATCTTCTCACAATACAAGCGAGAGTTCCAATGGATTTTTATGAATCAGCTGAATCAATCAATCAAAACCTGATTAGCATCAAAGACTCACTTCAGGTGTTAATCTCAACGATTACCGATATCGAAATACATCTTAAGACAACCGCAGATGCCGCAGCTGATAAATCAGAAGCCATCATCAATGCGCTTACTAAAATGAATGATTGGTTCGCTAAAGCAGCTGAGTTCTAATAATCTCCACAGGAAAGGAATTCAAAATGAAACAGATAATCGCTATTATCCTATTTTTTATATACATGTTCTTGTTAGTGACCATGTCTCCATTGGGATTCTTGGTTGGTAAAACAGCCTGCTAATTAAACAAGGGCTCAAACAAGGAATTCAAAATGAAACAGATAATCGCTACTATCCTATTTTTCATATACATGTTCTTGCTAGTGAACATGTATATCGGGCGTGCAAATGCACAGGCCTATTATGTTGTGCCTCGGAACGCCTTCCAAGAAGGATACGATGCTGCATGCCCTGGCTGCAGCAATGGCAATAACCAAGTTGCTAACGCAATCCTACTTGCACAGCGCAATCAGCAAGAGTTTATCATCAATCAGCAACGTGCCGCACAGGGCTTGCCACCATGCAGCCTAGCCCCATTGGGATTGTTGATTGGTAAAACAGCCTGCTAATTAAACAGGGGCTCAAACAATGACCCAATTTCATGAAGGCCAGGACGTGGACGTATATAGGCCAACACCAAGCGGAACACTTGCGGGACAATGGTGCAAGGCGAAGATCGTCAAACTATGGAACAGCGCGCATGGACATTTCGATAGGCCGGATGACTATAAAGTAAAATTCGCTGACGGGACACACGCCGTGTTCGATGCGGATCATATCAGGGCACGATTGCCGCTAGACAGTGCCCATTCGGCATGGGCTGCCCTATAGAATTAGCTCTAACCAGCCCATTGCGAAGCGCCAGGCGCGGCTTCAGAAACTCAACTG